GATTTACGTATTGTTTACGTTCATGATTCTGGGAGTATGCGAAACATACTTAAATGGTTCCCGGTAGAACCTGTGTCTCAGTGTGTAGTAACTTTATTAACTCGCACTGAGGATGGTAGCGTTGTACAATTAGCTGGTCGTACAGAAGGAGAACCACAGAAAATTCAGTATGGTGCTGCATATGCTGGTGATTTCTTTGGACAAGTAATTTACGGTAATTCTGAAACTGTATTGCGAACTGAAGATGGCATGTGTGGTTCGCCATGGATTGCTCATACTAAGGGACCTTGTATCCTTGGTATTCATACAGCAGGTCAGGGATCGGGTCCCAATAAGAAAGCCTTTATGAGTTTTGTTACTAGGAAGGAACTTAATGATGCGATTGGAAAGTTTGAACACATGGTTGGCATCTTGAAAAGATTCGATCCTAGTCCAGAAAGTGATGTGATTTACGGTCGAAGGGTGATTTCTGGTGATGAAGTACACCCTAAATCTTTTGTGAATTATATACCTTCACCCTCCTACTCTGTGTTAGGTAGTTGTGAAGGTGGCGTTACGCCGAAGAGTCATGTTGTTGAACATCCATGGTCACAAGATGTGTCTGAAATTTTTGGTTATTCGAACAAGTGGGGACCACCTGCTTTTAAAGGAACACAAGAAGGTGAAGGTTATTGGAAGCCATGGTATGACACGATGTGTAAAGTGGCTAAACCATGTCTTGGTTTTCCTGGTGAGTTAGTCCATAAGAGCATTATGGATTACTATAACCAGGTGTCACCACTCTTTCAAACTGAATTAGCGTATGAGAGATGTGTCCCTCTAACGCCTTTGCAATGTATTAACGGCATACCAGGACGTAAGGGTATGGAACACATTAATTTCAAGAGTTCCCCAGGTTTTCCATTAACAGGGGCTAAGAGAAGTGGATCACCCAGTTAGAAGGTGAATTAGAAGGTATTTACAATCCCAAGGATTTAGATCCTATGTTCTGGGAAGAAGTGGAAAGGATTAGAGAACATTATCGGCGAGGTGAGCGATATCACCCTATTTTTAAGGCTTGTCTTAAAGATGAGGCTAAAAAGAAGGGTTCAGCTAAAGTTCGACTTTTTTATGCTGCACAACTTGCCTTTGTGCTTGAAATACGTCGTTTATTTCTACCCGTCTGGCATATATTTGCTATCAACCCTCTGGAATGTGAACAAGCTGTGGGTATAAATTGTTCGGGTCCAGAATGGGAAGAATTAATGCAGCATATTGAACAATTCGGAAAAGATAGAATTGTTCCAGGAGATTACAAGGAATATGATAGTCGCATGAGCGCTCAATTAACTCAGGCCACGATGTGGCTCTTTATCAAATTTGCTGAGTTAACTGGTAACTATAGCCCGGATGACATACTCATAATGCATGGATTGGCTAATGATATGTGCAACCCCAGAGTCGCAGTTAACGGCACAATGGTTGAACTCGTTGCCAGTGGGCCATCAGGTACTCCTGGTACAGTTCAGATCAATGGTGTTAATAATAGCTTGTATGCTCGTTTATCATATTTTGCAGCTGGTAATACAGGCCCCTTCAACAATGATATAGCCTTGACAACATATGGCGATGATAACATGGCGGGAGTTAATGGAAGATGTAATTGGAATTTTCAAATTCATAAAACTTTCATGGCACTTCATGACATAGTTTACACTACACCAGATAAGGATGCGGACAAAATTGTTGATTTTTATCACATTGATGATGTCGATTTTCTTAAAAGGAAAAGTAGCTATATTCCAGAACTGGGGTGTAGAGTTGGAGCATTAGAGATTGAAGATTCCATTATGAAACCCTTGCACTGTGGAGTTCAGAGTAATGAAGACAGTAAAGTTGTACTCAGCTCTATCATAGATGTAACTTTATTTGAAAGCTTTTTACATGGCCGAGAAATTTATGATGACATGAAAGAGAAGCTCGATCTGTTGGCTGTTCGATACGGAACAGCTGCAGATGGTCTGCGTAAAAGTTTTGATGACCGTGTCCTTGAGTGGCATCAAAATTATACCCGTGAGATTTAATACACGGGAAAACCCGTCCTGGGGTGACGTTAAAAGCCCAGGGAGTTCGCACTCTCCCTACTATTGTGAAGCAAAGGCGCTACATGTATTGGACACCGATTATCTGTATATTTACATATCTATTTTGTTTAATTAGGCTTGCATGTTGAGTTTTCTCCCTCGTGA